ATTATTGAATCGTTGTGTATTTTGTGAAAATTTTGAAAATTTTGTGATGCTTTGAGAATGTCTAGTAATGAAAATCTTCTTCCACCATTGAGTGGTAAAGAAACGGGTGGCATGCTGTCAGTCCCCGATTCTGGATGCGAAAGTGACAGCCATGGTTTTCCGAGTGGTCAATACAACTCGGCTTTGGAGGTAGTATTAAACGCTGCAAGAGCGGCGAATCCTAGAGTTGACATCGGATCAACGATGCTTGCTCGTGTGTGTCAGGATGAAAAGGTCGTTAACGTGCTTAGAGACGCGTTTGTCGAAGATACCTTGGCTCCAATCAGAGCTATGAAAAGAAAAACTAAAAGAATAAAGGTAAAACAGGCGTTGTCAATAATCGAGATCAATGAATTGGCAAAGGAGTTTGAGCAATACGCCGTAGTTTGCGAAGATGCCGAACCTAGTTTTTCCACACACAAGTACGCAGCGGCCCAAAGGGCTTGCGCTGTCCGAATGATGACGGATTTGCTGGGTGTGGTGGATGAAATGGTAACCTCCCCACCATACCAATGTTTAATCAAAGATGTTGGAGGTAACCCAATCAAACAAATCACGAATTTGTGTTTCACGACTCACGTCTGTTGTCCCCAGCTTAGTCTTTTTGATGCCACCAGGTATTCAGAGTACAGACTTTTCATTGACAACAGCGTGGGTAGTGTTAGGTATCGTGACGAACCCTTGTTCCGAAAGATGATTGATTTGCACGTCAGATGTGAGAGTGACCGCGCGGCCAGTGAAATCATAATGTGCCGTCGCAGGTCTGAGGATTGCAACATTAGAGCAAAGTACTTAATGTACGTGCATTCGTGTTATGATATTACCCCTAAGCAATTGGCCAAGCAGATGTTTGTGGCAGGTGCAGATAAAGCTATGGGTATATTTCACTTTGATCCTAATGTGTTGCTCTATGATGAGGGTGAGCATCCACTGACTAACTTGAAATGGGAAAAGTGTAAACACGAGGATGGAAGACTCATGATCAAATTCACATTCGGAAAAAACGATACCCAACAATCGTATGTACACGAGTATAAAAATTACATCAAGTACGCGTCAGCGTTTGTGCTGACCCATGAGGACAAGAAAACTGGTCCTCACCACTACTCCTACAGACTTGTCTACAACAAAAACTTTTTGGCGATGTTTGAAGTGCATAGGTTGCACGGTTTTGTTCCTACTAGCTATAATATGCGTCAGTTTTATAGTGGTGATAATTCCAAGGTAATTATTTATACTTGGAAGTATGACACTATCGGTGAGGGAATGACTGGAATAGATCACATGAAGAAAATCAGAATTGTGTGTGATCGTGCTATGTGGGACAATTTGTGCAACTATGCTCTTACGATGAGTGCGGGTAAATTCACTCTCGAGACGTTAATGTCGGCCGCCGTCTCATTTAACTCAAAGGAATTCGTGAATGGTATGGCACTGAAAGTTAAGGACAAGTTGGACAACTCGTCGCTGGTCAGCGTCGTGGTCGCATGTTACGCCATGACGTACGTGTTGAAGTATGAGTACAGTGCTGCTTGGAAGCTAATGAAAGATAATGAGGGTAGAGTGCGCGACAGTTATCGCTCTAACGTCTTTAAGCGACTATTCAACAGAGTCGCGGACATACGGTGGTTTGTGGGTATCTGTAAGTTAATTAAATGCTTTGAGAATGAGGAAGACATACCAATATGTCCTTCCGACCAAGTGCCCATCTCTTTTCTACCTATCATAAAGAAAAGTATTTTCCACATTTTTAAACTATTTTCTATCGCTAAGTATAAACGTCACTACCCTGTCCACGCTGCCGATGCTTTGACTGTCTTGACCTTTGCAGAGGAAAACAACATCCTATACACCGAGGAGGAACCGTCTATTGCTCACTTCTCATACAACGAAGCCACTAAAATGGCATTAGCGACTAGGGCGTCGCTGAGAGAATCACTACTGGCAGTTATGACCCAGGATTTAGCCACCGTCAAAGGTGTGGCTGATAGAGTTCCTATGCCTACATTGGCGTCATGCCATCGTGAGGTTGAGGTAATTCCCAATGATGGTGAGGGCAATTGTTTGTATTATGCTCTCATCGATTCAGGATCTCTAAACGAGACAGTGGGTACTCTTAAGGCTAGGTTGCTCAATTCTAATTTTTTGAGTTGTATGAAGGAACAAGAACATATAAAGAAACAGCTGGCTATGGACAAGCCAACTCGTGAGTATTGGGGTGATGACAACATACTTGAATTGTTTGCTATGGAGTATTGTTGTACTGTTTGTGTCCATACCGAAAACGAGTGTATGCGTTACGGTAGTGCTACTAAGATCATACACGTCAGTCTAAGAGCTGAGCACTATGAGGGATTAGAAGAATGTTTGCCCTCGATACTAGCATTCGGATCATGGGAGTCCGACCAAAATGATCTAGTATCAGTCCCCGACATCGGGGATGACTATGCATACGAGCCGGCCTTCCTTAGAAATTCCGACAGGAAACCATGTTGTATTGTGTTGAAGGCTATGCATAAGTTCTCGAAATTCGGGTCCGGTTATCTTGACCCTGTAGGCTTACCCGTCGCTGAAGTCTTAGAGCGATGTAGATTATCAGGTAGTTCTTCACTGGTAATCGGGTGCACTCCCGGAGGTGCCGCTGAAGCTGCTTTGAAGAAATTTGTGAATGTGTCGGTTGTTGCGGGAAAGATCGACGCGAACTACATGGTTTGTTTGACCATGTTGCCCAACATCACCTATTTGAACACGATAGACGATAGTGATTACTTCGTCGATGGTCTAATTGAAAACGCTGCTAATCAGAGTATCACTTATGATAATCTGATTGTGTCTATGGATCATAAACTTGACGCTTTCGGGCGTTCGCCGAATTGTTACAGTGTTCGTAGTTTGATTGCGTTGGTTCAGGTGGTTAACGTCGGTGGTTCGATGGTAATTAGACTTTCGCGGGTTGGTGTCGAGGAATTGGTCAACTTGTACGAGATCAGTCTGTACTTTAAGGAGGTGAAGTTTGTAAGACCTTTTACATCGTCGCCATTGGTTCCTGACGTCTATGTTTCATTTGTTGATAGAGTCGATGCCGAATTTGAGGCTAACGCTGGTTCGATTGTTGTCTCGAACAATTTCCTGTCTGTGTGGAAATCGTTCATTGCAATCGTGAAGGAGGACGCTGGTAATCAAAAACTGAAGTTTGATGAGAAGTTGATCGAAAAGATGAAAGATGGATACATTGAGGACGAGGTATTGCCCGCACGGGCTCTGGAATGTTACTCTCGTCTAAGGACCACCCCGCTCGACAGCAGAGGTGGTGCTCGTAATATCACTGACTACTCTCGGAACTATCGGTTTAGGAGATTGATACCTTATGGTACTATCAACTACATTGCGAATTCCTTGAAGTTAAAGAGATTAATTACGGAAAGAAAGATCTATTATAAACCAAAGAAAGTCTTTGAACCACACGTTCACATCGATAAAGCAGAAGAAATAAAGGAAGAATGCGGCACGGCTGAGGCCACTGAGGGTGCTGACCTAACAACTACTGTCGTTAATACGACTGAATTAGCACCTGTTCAGAGATCTAAGCTTAGAAGGATAGTGCACTCCTTTAATAAGAAGAGCAGAAAAGCCGGTAGAAAATTTAAGGCTGTGGTATACGATGATGTTATACCATTCTACAAGTCCAGGTCTACCCCTGGCTACCAGGTGGAGAGGTGCGATCTCCACACACTAAAAATCGAAGAAATCCCGCCTCTGGCGGGAAAGACACCGTTGATCTACACGACTAAGACGGAGACTACTGGTGAAACCAACACCATGAGTGAAGAGGAAAAATCACACACTAAAATGATGGATGTCATCAACGACTTTAAGGGTTACACGCAAAAGAACATCGAGGTCATCAAGGGAAACAGTGTGTCCACCCTAAATATGTATGAGTCAACACCAAATTTGGTCACAGACGTTGTTGGACGATTGCCAAAAGGTTATGCGATCTACAATACGACACTTAAGCGAATAATATCCGCTGACAAAGTTGAATTTGACATCAACAGATCTCACTGTTATTATAAGGGTGAGATACAACCGATGAGTGTTGTTATTGGTATCAAGGATGCTAATCTCGTGCTTTGCACTGAGATGGATATCTTTCTTGACTACAAGTACCTGGAAACGATCGGCTCCATACAAAAGATAAAAATGCCTAAGGATGTGGGGCTTGTACAAGCCCCTCCGGGTTGTGGTAAGACCTATAATCTCATACAGAAAGCGAAGACTTTAGGTAGTAGTGTGTTGTTCCTCTGCTCTACGCGAGAAGGGAAGGATGACGTTGCAAAGAGAGCGGCCAGTGAGGATTTGAAAGACCTTGAAGTGCGTACTATACACTCGTATTTGAGTAGACCCGACGTGAAAGTGGATAATCTCTTGATCGATGAAGCTTTCATGCAACACCCGGGAATGATTGTATGCGCGATTGTGAAATCCGAAGCGAAATTCGTTCGAATGGTCGGTGATGTGTTGCAAATTCCGTTCGTCCCCCGAGTGCGTGAGTACGAAGTCAAGTACAAAAGACTTGACGCATTGTTCGATATTGTTGAAACCTATTATCTATCCTATCGTTGTCCGAGAGACGTATGTGCTCTCTTCGATCCTGATTATAAAGCTGTGAACCGTGGGATATTAGATAAGGGTTTCAAAACAACCAGTACGGTCGGACAATCTCTGAAAGTCGTGAAGATCTCGTCTGTGTCAAGTGTGCCATTGACCCCGGGTACTACTTACTTGACGATGAAACAAAGTGAAAAGCAAGCGCTTAGGGGTTTGTATCCAAACATCGTAGTCTCAACTGTTCACGAGTATCAAGGTAAGCAGAGCAAAAATATCGCTCTGGTAAGACTGAGTCAAATTCCCGGCGAAACAATCTACTTGGATACTGCTTATGTACTTGTTGCTATGACTAGACACACCCACACCTTTGTGTATTACACTATTTGCGATAAAGACATAATATCCGCGAATTGTAGACAACAGTTCAGTCAACAAGAACTGTTAGCGGTTTACTCTGCCGCTGGAGGTAGTCTTCAACACGGATTCAGGGAGAAGTCTTCGTATGCGATGGGAACTGTCTCTAGTCGTGGTGACAGTATAAAGTTGGTACCAATTAGAACCGATAAGTACAACTTTAAGTCGGTCAATGGCACTCTATACGTTAGTCGCGATTATCTGCGACGAAGTAACGTCGACACCGTTCTTAAGTCCGTGAGGAAGCTAGTTGGTAGGAAACCTGTTAGAGTCGACAATTCTATTTTTTGCTATTTTGAACATCAGCACCTGATGAACAAAGCCTATGTTTTGGGTATGGTCGTCTGCTCCGACACTCTTACCGATGATGTGCTTCCTTATCAGATCTTTGACTTTATGAACATTAACTCATATGTCGATGATTTGAGAATGCGTGATGAACAGTTTGATCCAACCGCCGTGATACATGGAATGCCACTCGAGCATGAATTTTTGGCCGACGCCCCTGTGGGGACAATTGATGATGTCAAAACTATGTTAGACGTCATACAGCCATGGGTATTCCCCACTGACGACAGTGAACACTGGTTCATGTTGTCGACGTGTGATCTAGACGTTAATTTGGATCATGTGTCCTATCCTGTGACTCGTAGTGTGGGAAAAAGAAAGATCTATGATAACTTAACCCCTGTCTTGAGAACAACTATGCCGAGAGTGCGAAACGCCGAGTTGCGTGAGAGTTTGCTTGCACTGGTCAAAAGGAATAAGAATGTGCCGGAATTGTCGTCATGTGTTGATTATGATGGTCTGAGTACTAAAATGGTAGACAACTTTGTTGTCTCGTTCCTAAAGAGAAGTGAACCGTTCCCGACGTTTGGGATATCGAGTAGTGAAATCGCCGATTGGTTGAAAGGGCAAGAGTTTAACAACTATGACTTGATTGTTCCTGATAGGTCTTTGACCCAGACCGATCTGGGATCGTACCAGTTCTCGATCAAAAAGACCCCGAAACCTATACTAACCTATGATGCTGAGCTGCAATATCAAGCTCTACAAACTATTGTCTGTCAGGGCAAGGACGTCAACACGCTTTTTTTGCCCCTTGTTTAGGGTGATAAAGGAAAGGTTGTTGACTCACTTGAAGGAAAAATTCTTGATTTACACAGGAATGAGTAATACGGAGTTTGAGAACATTCTGACTGACAGGTTCTTGGGTGATTTGGTTAGTGAGAGAATGAAGGTCGAAGTTGATATATCGAAGTACGATAAGTCTCAGGGGTTGTTGGCGTTGATGTTTGAGTGTAAGTTGATGCGATTTTTTGGAGTGGAGGAGGAGTACATTAATCTGTGGTACACCTCACATGTATTTTCAAAGTTAACAGATTTTTCGTCTGGTCTAAAAACGACCGTCGTCTATCAGCGTAAAAGTGGCGATGCAAGTACGTTCATCGGTAATACAATGTTTCTGATGGCTGTCTTATCAATGATTTATGATATGGACAGTATTGACATGGGACTGTTTGCCGGCGATGACTCACTTCTCGTGGGTGATTCTGCTAGCAAGAAAGTTGATTCTCTTGAGATTGGTAATTTGTTCAACATCGAGTGTAAGGTGTTTTACTATAGAAGTTCCTACTTTTGTTCGAAGTTCTTGGTAAACACTGGTAACAGAATATATGTTATGCCTGATGTAGTGAAAATGTCAATAAAATTGGGAAACAAGTCTTTGGTGAACTACGAGCACATGGAAGAATTCAGAGTTAGTTTTTGTGATTTGGTTTCGAATTATTCAAGTAAATTTTTATGTGATTTATGTTCGAGTGCCTTGGAGGAGCGTTATAATCTTTGTTTTGATTTTAGTTTAGCCACCAGTGCTCTCCACCACATTGTTACTAATAAAGATGAATTCGCTAAAATGTATTACGCTGCTGATGGTGCTAACATCTGCACTGACCCTAGCAGACCAAGATTCGATTAAGCTGATCGAAATATATCCGAAGTATTTCGACAAGTATTGGGTCGGGACCCATAACATCATTAAGGGTCGTTCGACGGTCAATTTGGACGTGACATTCGATCCTGATTGCGTCTTTTCGGTTAGCGATATACTATACAACACCATGTGTGTCGCTGACGATAAGTGTGGTACAATGACACCTTATCGTTCTAGAACTACATTGTTTGGGGAAACGTTCACTGTGTGCAAATCTCTGTTCAGTGCCGATAGTGAAGAAAAGTCATTTTCGTTATTCACAATGGAATTTAATAATCATATTGAGGGTCTTAATGAGTCTCATTATGTGCCTTATTTCCTGATCGGTGGGAACAGGGTTATGCCGCCCATATGTTCAAAATTTGTCCTGAGATCAGCCATGAAAGAGAGGAAATACCAGAGAACCCTATTCTGTTCGAACAAAGATCGTTCGGGTGATAGCTGTGAGAGTAAATATGGAATTGGTGCCTATGGTAACATTCCAGACATGTTAACTCAGCGAAAGATCGAGTTTGAGGACAATTCCTATCACATGAGTTATAGTTTGTTGGAGATGTATTTTCACATGCCTAGTTGTAAGACAATCGATTACACGGACACATCGTTGGGTGCAGGTTTTGAGGTGCACACCGATGTCGTCGATGGTATAGATTTGTATTTCGATAACAACCGAAAGAGTTACACCTACGCTGCTACGTTTGCATCTCCTTTATTGTACACCAATGCTTCTGAACATGCTTCGGATAGAGAATTGGGTGGTGTACATTCGTATTTGTACTCATGTTTTGGAAAAGGTCCTTATAATAAGCATCCGTATTGTTTGTGTAGTAACTGTTACGTATTGAAGTCAGGTTGCACGGTAACCTATTGCAATCTAGGGGGCAATCCGATCCCCAACGACTTCTATTTCACTAACTATCGTGACATTAAACATTTTCACAGACATACTATACCTGGTGTATCGTCCGCGTTCAGAGTGGTCGGGGATGTACTGGTACAAGTGGTCAAAACAGCTACCGTTTTGATTACTCGACTGTTCTCAGCTATGGTAGTCAGTTTTTGGAACACTGTGAGTTTCCACAAGAGAAATGTCTATGCCTATGTAGACACTTTTGATTTTAGTAACTTTATGAATAAATCTATTTTCTTTGTTTTAGACTTCATCGTATTAAATAAACTATTCATCCCTTTCTGTTTGTCCGTTCTAACTTTCATTTATTCCGACTCAAAATTTATTAGTTTGCTGGTACTTTTATTATCTTTTATCATTATGCCAGCCGAGTCCAGATTTATTAACCCACAAATGTTTGTCGCTTACTGTGAAATTGATCGTGACATAAACAACACACTAATATTTGACGACACCAACATCGTTGTTCGCTATGGTAACAATAGTTTCCTGGTCGACAATAGATTTGTCTCGTTCATAACACCGAACGTTAGAATGTCCGAATGTGAATTGTCTTCTAGTGTGTTTGTTGGTAGTCCAAGTCAGTCGGTGTATAACGCACAACTGAATTCGACTAATGTCTGCGCTGCGAAACCATCGCCTGATTGCAAATATGCAACAGTAACACTCAGATTCGTGCAAAGAATCTGTGAGCGCATATACTTCAACACATGTCATTTGGCAAGGGTTTGATGGGTATTAACGGATTTTCTAATTTTATAACAAGTAAATTTATTTAATTTTTATAATGAGTTCACCTACAAGATTTAATAATTTTCGTCTAAATTGTTTAGTTTTATTAGTAACAATAATATTTTTGATTTATTCCCACTATGAATTCGCGAAAGATGCGTACGATAAGACCAATCGCTATCTCGACGGCGTGGAGATTAAGAGCACGCCGTATGGCGACTTCTTTTACCACGGAGGACGTATTTTCAGATATAATAAATACCACAATTTCAGTGGTATCTAGAGCTGACGTGATGGCCGCTGTCATCATGTCTTTCGTCTTCGCTATTACACACATGGCCGACTTTAAAGCAGGTCCCATCGGTGCAATATTGGCCAACCACGATTCAGCGTTGGCTAAGTTCCTAACAACGAACTCGCATAAATTAGTTGGTTTAGTCATCTTTCTACCAACAATTGTTGCATCGGGCAAAAAGCTACTACCAATGTTATTTTTAACTACATTGGTTATTTTCATCAGTCCGGCTATGATCGTGTATATGTACGCAATAGGTTCTTACATGACCCTAATGTTTACTAAAAGTCGTCGGTCACTCACAAGAGTTGTGGTTGTTGTCGTTTTCATGGCGTTGGTGTATTTCAACGACAAATTTAAGTGGGCTGAGAAAGACGTTGCGCATGCCCCACAACAACGCACTACTGGCTAACAATCTGTTAGTTGTGGTTTAACGAGTTTCCACATAAAAACCTTTCGCGATATTCTAATTGGTAATATCAAAGTATTCTAAATTTCTTTATTTATTCATTCTTATTTTTCTTTATTTTATGC